CGGACACGCTGCGCAAAGTCTATTCGGACAGCGTGGGCAGCGAAATCGCCTCGCTTCTTCAGCAGGACCGCGAAGCAGGGCTTGACGAGACGCAGCGAAAGCAGCTTTCCGGATTGCTTTTGGAAAAGCGCAGCCTGGCCGTGAGGGGCTGGGCCGGACGCCTGAGGAAAGGCGATGTTGCGCCGTGGGAAGAGGCTGCGTAATGGCTCGCGCACGCAACATCAAACCCGGATTTTTCCGAAACGCCGATCTAGTTGAGCTTCCGTTCGAGGCGCGGCTGCTGTTCATCGGCCTCTGGACGCTCGCAGACCGAGAAGGGCGCATGGAGGATCGGGCGAAGCAGATCAAGATGGAGATCTTCCCAGCCGACAACGTGGATTGCGACGCGCTGATTGGGCTGCTCGCTGGAATCGGCGTTGTTGCACGGTATGAACACGATGGGAAGCGGTATTTGCAGGTCGTGAACTTCTGCAAACACCAGAATCCGCACCGAGACGAGAAGGCAAGCACCATACCGGATCGTAGCGGGAACGTTGCCACCACTGGAAAAGCACGAGACAGGCACAGTGCAAACACTGTGCAAGCACCGTGCAACAACGGTGCAGACACCGTGGCAATCGGGCTGATTCCTGATTCCCTGATTCCTGAAGTAAACCCCCCCTTACCCCCCTTGCAGGGGGGAGAAGCCGGGATCGTGGAAACCGACCCCGACACCGACCCCGACACCGATCCTCTGCAGACCGAAGGCGGCGAACCCAAGCGCCTGCGCAAATCGAGCGAAGCGACCACGTTTTCGTCCTGGCTGGCTGGCGTGAAGGAGCGAGGCGAGAAGCCGATCAGCGAGTACGAGGCGCTATGGATCTACGCCGACTCGGTGAGCCTGCCCCACGAGTACGTCGAGCTGGCGTGGTTCAGCTTTGCCGACCACTACCGCACCGACGAGAAGGCAAAGCGCAAGCGCTACGCGGACTGGAAGGCGACCTTCCTGAACGCCGTCAAGGGCAACTACCGCAAGTTGTGGTTCTGGTCTGAGCGCGACAATGCGTTCCGCCTGACGACCGTTGGCCAGCAGCTCGACATGGCGCTGCAAGCGAAGGAGGCGGCATGAGCGCGCACCTCTTCGCAATCGAAGCCGAACAGGGCCTGCTTGGCGCGCTGATGGCCTACCAGGGCGCGATCGAGAAGATCGACGTCGACCTGCAGCCGGCGCACTTCTACCGCGCCGAACATCAGGCCATCTTCGCCGCGATCCTTGGCCTGACGAACTCCGGCCGCTCGTGCGACAGCATGGCAGTGGCTGACGCGCTGGAACAGTCCGGGCAGATTGATCAGGCGGGCGGGCTGTCGTGCATTCACGAGCTCGAGGCTGCGAGCCTGTCGCCGGCCAACGTGCGGCGCTACGCCGAGATCGTGATCGAGCGCGCGATGGCCCGTCATCTGATCGCCGCCGCTGACGAAATCACCGCAATCGCCGAAGACAGCGCGCCGGTCAAGGAGCGTATCGACGCCGCGCAGAAGCGAATCATGGCGCTGTCGGACTCAGCCAGCCTAGGCGCGCGGGAACCGCAGTCCGTGTCCGACCTCATGCCCAAGTACCTGGCGGCAGTGAGCGAGCGATGGGAGCGCAAGGGCGGCGGCATCCCGACTGGCTTTCCGGATCTGGATCGGCGCCTTGGCGGCGGACTCGCCGAGGGCTCGCTGGTCATCATTGCCGGCCGCCCCTCGATGGGCAAAACCGCGCTCGCCCTGCAGATCGCCTACAACGTCGCCGACCAGGACCACACCGCGCTGGTGTGCTCGCAGGAAATGCAGGACACGCAGTTGATTGACCGCGCCGTGTCCTTCGTGGGCCGCGTGCCGCTGGCTTCGCTGCTGACCGGCGAGGATCTGACCGAGGACCATCACGACCGCTACAAGGTAGCTCTGTCTCGCCTGCGTGAAGCTCCGCTGTTCCTGGACGAGCAGGGCGCGCTGAAGCCCACCGACGTGCGCCGCAAGGCCCGCAAGGTGAAGAACAAGCGCGGCCTGTCCGTGCTGGTGATCGACTACCTGCAGCTCATGGTGGGCGACAAGGACGGCGAGAACCGCACCCGCGAGGTGACGCAGATCACGCAAGACCTGAAGGCGCTCGCCAAAGAGCTGCGTTGCTGCGTCATCGCGCTGTCGCAACTCAACCGCCAGGTCGAGGCCCGCCCGAACAAGCGCCCGATCATGTCCGACCTGCGCGAATCCGGTTCGATCGAGCAGGACGCCGACGTGATTCTCGCCCCCTACCGCGACGAGTACTACAACGCGGACTCCCACTACAAGGGCCTCGCCGAGCTGCTGGTCCTGAAGAACCGGCAGGGCGCCTCCGGCGGCTTCGTGCCGATGGCTTTCAAGGGCGAATACACCGCCTTCGGTTCGATCTTCGGCGACTGGCCGGAAGAGCCGGAAAAGACCGCCGGCAGGCCCAAGCAGCGAGGACGGATGGATGTCTGACTTCACTCAATTCCGCGCCGACTTCAAGGCGATGTTTGCCCGCTGGCGCAAGGCCGGCGAAATCTCCGAAGGAGAAGCCATGCAGCAGTACAGGGAGGCCGCGCAAGCGGTGCAGGAGCACATGCACGACGAAAACTGGCTGCAGGCCGCTGCCGCGCATTTCCGCCAGCTCTGTATCGACACCGAGACGGAAAAGGAGCGCAGCGTGCGCATCGCCAACGAGGTCCGCGCCGAGAAGTGGGCGAAGGACGCCGAGGACATGAAGCGCCGCCACGGCGGGAAGGTGCCGGTATGAGCTTCACCCACCCCTTAGACGAACACCTCTACCGCGAGCAGACCGCACGCCAGGCGCCCATGCCGGGCGTGACGATGCCGACCTTCGTGTGCGTGTCGTGCAAGCGCCGCAGCGTCACCAAGGGCTGCAAGCGGCTCTCGATCGGCTCGATCTGCGCAGCGTGCAACCAGGCGCGGGAGTACCGCAAGGCGATCAGGGAGGCCAAGCAATGAAGCCGGTAATCATCGGAAACGCCACGCTCTACTTGGGCGATTGCAGGGACATCTTGCCGACGCTGCCGAAGGTGGATGCGGTGATTACTGATCCGCCGTATGGGATCAACAGGGACGGGCAAAAGCGAACGACGGGCGGGAATGGTGGGCGCAAAGCTTACGAGTTTTTGGGGTGGGACGGCGATCGCCCGGAGCGTGCTGTTTTCGAGGCGCTGATGGCCTCCGCAGCCGTGCATGTCATCTGGGGGGGAAACTACTTCGCCGACCTCCTGCCGCCAACAATGCGGTGGCTTGTGTGGGACAAGGGGCAGCGGATCGCTCAGAGCGACGGCGAACTAGCGTGGACCTCTATGCAGGCGGCGCTTCGCATCTGCACGATGAATCGCGTAGAGCTTATGTCAGACGGCGCACAGCACCCGACGCAGAAGCCGGTTCGATTGATGAAGTGGAGCATCGAGCAAGCCGCCGTCCCGCTGAACGGCACCATCCTTGACGCCTTCATGGGCAGCGGCACAACGGGCGTTGCCGCTGTGCAAATGGGCCGCCGCTTCATCGGCATCGAGCGCGAGCCAAAATACTTCGACATTGCCTGCTGTCGCATCGAGGACGCGCAGCGCGTGACCGACATGTTCGCGCACGAAGTCCGCGATGCCTACGAAATGACGCAGCAGCAAGCGGACTTACTGGAGGGGGCGTAATGCTCCAGGCCGTCCGCCGCGAGAAGAAGTGCCGCGCGTGCCCGACGCGGTTCGTGCCGACTCGCCCGCTCCAGGTCGCATGCAGCCCGGACTGCGCGCAGACGCTCGCCCGCCGCAACCGGGAGAAAGCCGAGAAGCGCGCCGCAACGATCGAGCGGCAGAAGACGCGCGCCGCGCTGGAAGCGCTGAAGACCATCCCGCAGCTGATCGCCGAGGCCGACCGGGCGTTCTGCGCCTGGGTCCGGGCGCGCGACGCCGGTCTGCCGTGCATCTGCTGCGGTGAGACGGCGAAATCGTCGTCACTCACCGGGGGCGAATGGGACGCCGGGCACTACCGCAGCCGCGGGGCCGCGTCACATCTCCGCTACGATCCGCGCAATTGTCATGCACAACGGAAACAGTGCAACCGGCGCGCGTTCGACACGGCGAGCTACCGCGCCAACCTGATCGGCCGCATCGGCCTGGAAGCGGTCGAGGCGCTCGAGCAGGACAACCGCACGCACAAATGGACCCGCGACGAGCTGCGCGAGATCCGCGACACGTACCGGCGGAAGTTGCGCGAGCTGCTGAAGGCGAGGCGGTCATGAGCAAGCGCGAGCGCATCCTGCTGCGCGTCGAGCGTGGGGCACTCGTCCCGGCCGATGCGCACAGCCAGCAGCGCCTGCGCGAGAAGGGCTACAAGGTCGGCGACATCCTCGCCGCCGAGCTCATCAAGCCGCGCCACCCCGGATTCTGGCGCCTCGCGCATCGCATCGGGACGCTGTGCGTGCAGAACATCGATGCGTTCCATGCTCTCTCGCCTCACCAGGCAATCAAGAAGCTGCAATTCGACACCGGCCTATGGTGTGACATCACCGAGACGGAAATCCCGGGCCTGGGCGTTCTGGTGAGCAAGCAGCCGCGCAGTCTGGCGTTCGAGAGCATGGAGCAGGGCGAGTTCTTCGAGCTGATGAAGAGATTGTGTCGGCACATCGCAGAAACCTACTGGCCGCATCTGAGCGCCGAGCAGGTGCAGGAGATGGCCGAATCGTTCATCGAGGAGGGCGCATGATCTGCGCGCACTGTCGCCGCCCCCTGAAGCGCCCTGCTGCGCGCATCGGCCGGCTGTGCTTTGGTCCGGTTTGCGCGCGCTCGCTGGGGCTGCTGGCGCCGGCATCGGTGCG